CTGCGTCTATTAAGTCGGTTGCGCTCCCAGCCGCAGCCGTGGTGCCGAGGATCGCACGTCCAGCGGCAGGCACCGTCAGGCTCGTGGATGTCCGCGCCGTGTAGTATACGATCTCGGTAGTGGTGCCGCCGCTGTCCTTGATGTGCGCCCAGCCCGTGGTGGGCCAGTCCGCGAACCCGGAAGCCGTGGCCGTCGTGATGGTGCCAGCGCCGGAACTGGATAGCTGCGCGGAGCCCGTGGCCCGCTGCGTCCCCAGTGTACCGATGTATATCTTGACGTTAGAGATCGTGGCGGAGGAATGGTTATGGAGGAAGATCGCGCGGTAATAGTCTTCGCCAGCCACACGGTCTGCATTGCTCACGTCGCCCATCGCCAGCACGTTATTCAGCCCGTTCACGTAGTCAAGTTGCATCCTGCCGCCGAGCACGTTGGCGTTGTACACAGAATCGCGGTACACGCGCACAGCCTTGGCTGTGGTGCCGCTTTGCAGGAGCACTGAGGTATTAGCGGCCACAGTGGTTTCCGCGCCTTCTGTGTCACCGGGGGCAGTGTAGGCCAGCGCCGTGGTGGACGTGGCGCGGAGGTAGCCGGTGCCGGTGCTGTTCGCAGGGTCTACCTGCTGGATGATAATCGGCCCGATGGGGTCTGTGATTATCGGCTCCAGCGGCATCCACTCAGTAGCCAGCCGTATACCTCCGAGGCATCCCGCAGTCGTGCCGCAACCAGCGGCAGACGGTGTTCCGCTGAGGTAGTAGCCGAGAGCGTCGGAGCCTGTGCGTGCTGTTGCCATTATGCTGTCGCCGCCACGGTTATGGTTTTGGTGCCCGCGCCGCTGTATGTCAGTGTCACGTTTGGCGGTGGCGGATTTGCCACAATGGTCTCGGTGATGGCGATTGCCGCGCCTTCGTACCCACGCGAATCACGCGGCACGATCTTCCACTGCTCCGTTGCGCCATCGGTGAGCGGGATTGTGGTGTAGGCGTAATACCCGCGCCCGTCCTCCTGTACTACCTGTTGCGTGGTCCACGTAGCGTCAACGTATCGTTGCACGAGGTAAAGCGCGGCATCTGATTGTCCTCGCCACTGTAACCGGCGGCGTGGAGAATATACGACGGACTGCGGGGAGCCTGTGCTTGTGCTGTCGCGGAGTTCGACGGCAGGCGGGGTGCTGGTGCTTGCCGTTGCAGAATCACCCTGTACAATAAGGCTTGTAGCCGTGCTCTGGTCAATGCGTTTTGCACCGTCAATGTAGGCATCGTATGGACCTGTGCCCGTCCACTGGTATTCCCAGCTCGTTGGGCCTTTGCGGTTTATGGTGGTTATAGTTGGCATTTAGATGTAGCTCACTACAGACGCGATGTCTGTGAGGTAATAACATACACGCGTTTTATCGAATGTGTTTCCCGTCAAGACAAGCACAAGCACAGGTTGCGCAGCAACAGACCCGGTACATGTGCCCGGATGAGACGCCGATGGTACGCTGTCAAAATTTGCTCTAGTTGGTTCTGCTGGAGATAATGATATTGTTCCAAAATCTATTTTGTCACCACCTAAATCGGCATTATAATAAACATAGTGGTGACCAGTATTCCCAAGAGTCCCTGTCTCTGACAGCGAGTATGTGTCATATGCTGTTGTTAATGTTCTTGTTACCACACTTCCAGACGCAACATATACATCAGTATACAGGCACCATGCGCTTTCAAGAACCGTTCCAGAAAGATTATCCCAAAGGCTTTCTAGGTTTACACAGTCTGTGCTTTTGGTTGTATACGATACGCTAGACGGGACAGCAACACGCCAAGGAGAGGGAGTAACTTCGGCGTTGTCTCCAACAGCTCCACTTCTATTCCCGCCAGAAACTTCGACGTAGTTTGATGAAAAGTCGGCCCATGCTAAATCTACAAAAATAGGGGAAGTCCCAGCACCACCACTATCAATCCCATTTGGCGATGTTGCTGAATTACTGCCTACCCAGTACACAAGATACCTTAAGTGCGCCATCACGTCTTGGATCTGTGTCCAGAAATCTGCTTGCATATAATAGGCAAGTGCAATCCAGTCAGTCTCCGCAGATATTTCTTCTATTACTTCCTGAACCGTCAAATAAACAAACGAAGCGTCGGAGTTGCACCACTTGCTTGTATGAAGAGTGTACGTTTCAAAAACAGCATCCCGTAGAATCTCGGCATTGTCACGAAGCAGATAAGACCGGATGCGTGTTCCTTCATAGTCTGTAATAGCAATAGCCTTTGCTGTGCTGCCGTCTGGAAGTTCATACTCTGGAGCTTCTGTGTCGTCTCCATTGGTTGCTATGATGCGCTCGCGTAATGCCTGCGCCAACTCACAGAACGCCTTCCAGCAGTTGTTGAGTGGCGATCCATCTGTTATTTCGTATGTCCATGCCACTAGACAGGTACTCCAGACCGGCTCGAAACCTTCATCATCGGAGACCACTCTGTATCACCAACGCCTGCGCCCCAATACTGATCATCGCCCGTGCCAGCGCCAGCCGAAACCCAAAACACAATCTGGCCAGCACTTGTTGGGATTGCTGGCAGGGACTCAACGTTTTGTATGCCGCCCGATGCGCCACCTCCGCCTACGCCGCTCTGCGCCTCAACGATGATGTTCTGCCCGATGCGCTTAACGAGAATCCCGCGTCCTGATTTGATGCGGTTGAACATCGCCTCCATCAGCTTGTTGAGCATGGCGGCGGTAATTGCTTCGCCTTTGGCTGGCGTCTGGACCTGTTGTGTGTAATTCTGTGCCATTACGTATTTGGGAACAGTTCGTTGAAATCAATCAACCCGTACCACTCCACTTCCTTGTAGCCTGTACCATAGACAAGATCCGCAGGGGGCTTGCCGCTGCGGGGGTCTGTGTAGATCGCAATCGGAATCCACGTCTGCGGGTTGTGTTGAAACTCCCACGTAAATTCCCAGTAGTGTTGACGGTTCAATGCTAGGTCTTTACCCACGAAATCGCAGCGGGTGCATAGCCACGTATACGCGGGGGAGCCAGCCCAGAACTGGGAGTTATACGAGCCAGTCCAGTAGCGCGAAATCTCATCCGGGAAATCTACGGGCAGACGGCCAACGCAGGTTAGGGTTGTTTGCGGGATCATGACTGGCACGTCACCACCCTGAAATTTAGTCTGGCCCGAGTAGTCAGGATCCGCCTCAGCAGGGAACGTGTGCGCCACCTCGATCAGGTTGCCGTAGATGTCCACCTGCGTGGTGATCTGCACGAGCGAAGTGCCGCCGCTGAATATGAACGTAGACCGCGCTTCCGCAATCGACTTGTACTCACAGCGCACAAGCACTGAATCCGTGGTCCCCTCTATCAACGACGGATAGCGGTTGCACAGAATCATGTTGTAATCGCCGGGGGCATAGCTGGCAGGCTGAGGAACACCAGACGTTAGCAGCGCTTCCTGGAGGATGTACGTGGTATCAGACGTCAGGCCCGTGACCATATACTCACAGACGAGTGAGGATACAATAGACTCCTCTTCCGTGGCGCTAAGGTTACTAACTATTGGTCGTGCTGTTACGCTTGCCATTATCCTGCCACCGCTACGTTGGGTCGCGCCGTGTTGGCTGCGATTTGCTGGAGGAATGAATTGGATTTCATGACTTCGCGGGATGTGTTGTCTTGCGCACCACGCGGCACTTCCGCCGCAGCCTTCGCCACTGGCGATGTGTACGCGCCACCAAGGGCTGTGGTGAAGAGAGAACCCACGGTGAACTTGCCGGTGTCCTTTATTGCTACCTGCTTCTCTAGCTCATCGGTGATCTGCTTGTTCACGTCGAGGCGATCTTCGTCTGTCGCCACAACGCCCTTTGCCCAGTCCTTCACAGCAGCAATCTTTGGCATGGCCATAGCCTTGAACTTGTCGCCTGTGCCCATGCCATTGCCGAATAGTTTTCGCTGCTCTGTTGCAGACTTAAGGGCTGCGTTAACGTCTTTCTGTGCGCTTTCCGCAAATGCGCTGAGCGATTCCTTGCTGCCATCCCCTACTATCAAATTGCGCAACGGTGAGAACGTGACAATTTTGCCAAGGACGCCAAGGTTCTTGTTGAGCTTGTCGGCCATTACGAAGGGTGCGGAAAACGCCTGCAACATTGTGGCGCGTAGCATTGTAAATCCATAGTTGAGCTTGTCCACGAGATTCAACATCGATGCAATTTTATCAACGGCAAAACTCAACGCGCCGCTTGCGGCCTCGCCAAAAGCATTGAACACCTTAGTTGCAATCTCAGGCATCCCCCCCATTGCATCAATCCACTCTATTGTTTTGTCCACTGCATCCGTGATGAACGGCGCGAACTTCACCGCCATCTGCTGGAAGAAACCAGAGAATCCCATCTTCACTTTATCGAGTGCATCGCCCGCCTCTTCGACTTTGCCCGCGTCAACATTGGATATAGACAGCCCGAGTAGTTGTGCCTCTTTTGCCATGCCACGCACTGAGTCTGCGCCATCGGCAAACAGGTTGATTAATCCTCCGCCGCTCTTGCCAAATATATCCAGCGTATAGCGCAGCCTGTCTGCTGGATTCTGCACGTCGGAGATCGCCTGCCCAATCTGATAGAAGGCGTCCTGTGGATTCGCATCGCGTAGCGCCTTGGCATTCAGGCCCATCGCCTTAAGTGCGTCCGAGGATGTGCCCGTGCCCTCTGCCGCGTCGGATATATTCTTCAGCATCTTCTGGACGCTGCCGCCCAGCGCTTCGTTCTCGATACCTGCCAGATTCGCGGCATAGCGCATTTCGGCCAGTGCGTTAGTGGTGACGCCGATACGCTGCGCCGCGTCGTACAGGTCGCCCACAACGTCCATGGCCTGCTTGGTGAAGTAGGCGAACGCGGTGCCTGCGCCGAGTGCGCCAGCGCCAGCCGCAATCGTCAGGCCCTTCATGGCGTTGGTGACCATGCCGATGCCTGATGCTGTGGCACCACCCAAGAACTTGAACGGGTTACTGCTGAATGCGCGGCTGGACTTGCTGAAGCGCGAAAGGATGCCAGACGCCTCAACCATGCCAGCTTTGAACTGGCTGGTATTGGCCTGTAGCTGGACTGCGATTTTACCGATATTCGCCATGTCTGCTCCTGTTGTGTGCGCTCGCAAACTGGTTCATGGTTGCCACTATTTCCTCGCCTGTCTGCGCTGGCTTCTTAAACTCTGGGATGAAGTCTTTTGGCACCAGCGCCCTGCCGCGTCGTGCAACCGTGTTCGCCATCGTGCTTGCAACGATTCCCATCCTGAGGTCTTCGCGGTCGTTTCCGAATGGGTCTATGCCGTAGTACGCGATCCACTCGGTAAGTTCGCGTGAACCTATCTGCTCGATCTCTGCAACTGTTTTGCCCAGCGCAAGCGCAAGCCGGAAGAGGAACTTGCGCATGGGCCGGGCGTCTAGTTTTTTTCCGCGTCATCTAAGTCGTCGTCGCGCATCTTGTTGTAGTCCATCATGGCGACGAAGATTTGATCTATCGCTCTGGAGTTAAGCGCAGAAATCTGCGCCAGGTCACCATCGCGGAATATGCGATCCCCATTGGCATCACACAGGCCAGCGGCCACGAAGCGGGCACGGAAGTCCTGCCGTGCATTTGGGTTTTGCAGCCCTCGTGCGCCAGCCGCTTCCAACAGGTCGCGCTCGCCTGCCGTGATTTCCCGGATACCGACTTCACCCATGCCGTCGATGTTGACAGTGATGAAGTTCTTGGTTTTGCCAATGGTAAGGATCTCGTCTTTGGAAAGCATTGATCTGTCCTTAGTTCTGGGTGATTGTGCCAGAATATTTGATCGTAATAGTTGCGGTCATGCGCTCCTCGATTCCGGCAGTCATCTCCAGCGAGGTGATGAATCCAGACGCAGCCCAGCGGTGACCACTGCCTGCACCGGCGTAGTCGATGGTGATGGTTTCCGCCACTCCGTCATACGGAGGATCGAGCGAACCAATCCACGCGATCTCCATGGAGAGTTCGCCCGCGTCGTAGAGGTCGCCAACCATAAACGTGCGTGCCGTTGCGGTGCCGAGGTGCGTCGTCTCAATCGATTCCCGCGTGATGCCGCTGCGCGAGACGGAAAGCACGTCCGCCGTGAAAGATGAAGTGCCGAATGTTACCGTGGTTCCTGTGCCGACATTTGCAGCCATGTGCTATCTCCTATGCCTCGTTAAAGGCGACTTGATACCGTTGGTCGATATTGAAAAGCGGTCGGCCTTTGCCGTCGCTCGGTTGCAGCGAATTGTCCTCCTGTTGCATCAAGAGGCATTGCTCGAAGGTGATGGAATCTCCGCTTACGGTGATGGTGCCTCGATAACCATCAAGGCTAGAGCGCACTTCGTTTGCGAGCGTCGTCAGCGCGTCGTAGTCCTCGCCGTACATGGCGATTACAATCTCGTGCTGTTGCAGCGTGGTCGCGTTCGTGGATCCCATCTTGTGGAAGTGCTCAGAGTTGCCGCGCTGGTACACGATGAAGGGATACGCTGCCCCCTGCGGCGCAGCGCCTGGAGGGTAAATGCGCGTGGATACAATCGCGGTTACCTGTGCGTCAGCGATGAGCCGTGCGCGGAGTGCATATTCAGGCTTGAGGTTTGCCATTAGATGGGCACTCCCGGAAACTCTGTGCTTCCCGCTTTACGCGCAGCACGTGCGGCCTTGTTCGCGGCCTTCTCTGCAAGGATCTCAACGCCCTTGATCACGTCGTTACGAAGGATGGAAACAACCTCGTTGCGCTTCGATTCCAGTGCGCGGCGCATGGGCTTGTACTCAGCCGTGCCGGGGTGCTGCGCCCAATATTTGATGCGCACTCCAAGCAGTTTGCTATCAAGCCACGGCACGCGGATCTTGTGGGCCTTAGTGCCAAACTCAACAAGGTGCGCCGTGTTGCGCGGGTCATGTTTGCGCGTGACGGTGCGTGTGGTTCCGTCGGGCATAGTGATTTCTTTTTTGGTGATAGTCGCCTTGGTGTCACGCTTCACACCCACCACGTTGATCACAACACCACGATGCGCGTAGAGCTTCGTGCGCGTGCCGATGGCCTTGGCGATAGTGGGCGAGATGATGCGCATATTGGCCCGCGCCTGCTTTGCGTATGGCATCATCGCCTTGCCCGTGGCATTGCGCAGGACTTTGCCCACAACATCCTTGGGCATGTCCTTAAACGCCTTCATGACCTCTTCGTCGCCCGCTATGTCGATGCCGATATTGGAGGTGCGGTTTTTCTTGAGGCCCGCTAGATGTTTTGTGGCAAAGTTCATTACAGCCGTTCCTCGCATTCGAGCAGCAGCGAAATGCCGCGCTCATCGGGGTCAACAATGCTCAGGATGTAGAAGTACCGGCTATCCCACAAGATCCTGTGCTTGGTGGTTACAGTCCAGTTATAGCGAATCTCTATCGTGTGCGTTCGTGCCGCAATGGTTTGATCGCCAAGCACGCGCTCGCCTGATTTTGTTGGGGACACACGCGCCCAGACCGTTGCGTAGGTAGACCATGATTCGGTCGACTGTCCGCTCGTGGCTAGGGTTTCCGTGGCGCTTTGCAGTGCCACGCTATGGCGCAGTGCCCCGGCCCGCATCACGGGGTACCGTCCTGGATGAACACCATGCTTATGGTTGCCGTGCTGCCGCTCGCGTTGGTGCAGTAGATCGTGGTGATGTCAGCGGTGAATTTGTTGGAGTCAGCTTTGCCCGTGTACCAGACGTAGGGAACATCAGCAGTCAGGGTGAGCGTGTTGCCGCCGGTGGCGTCAGTGGCGTTCGTTTCCAGCGTGACCGCAGCCGTGCTCTTGATGTACACGCCAACACACTGCGAAACGTCCACACCACCTATAGCGAGCTGCTTGTCGGTCTCCGCAGTGGCAACACTGAAGGTGCCGGTGATTTGCACTTCGTCGCTGGGCGCAATCGTCTTGCTGCTGCTGTAGGTGGTGTTGCCACTGAATGATTCAGAAAAAACGGCCATGGCTATTTGCCTCCGAATAGTTTGGTGAAGTCCGCGCGGTCGCCTTCGCCGCTGTGCTGG